CTTCAACTTCCGTAAGCAAACCGTTTTGCCCAAGGTTGCTATCTTTCTTTTGCGATTCGTTCATTTTGGCGATTGATTCCAAGCCGGTCATGGCGTCGCCTTGTCCCATTTGCTTGTAAAGGTATTGCAACTGCCGGAGCGTCGCGAATTGGATCATTTTGGGAACGACCGCATACCCGGCGGTATACACGATTTGAACCATGCCGCGCCCGCGAGGCGTAAGCAAGTTGTCGCGGAGGTTGATTACCATTCCCCGCGAGCCAATGACGGCGGCGACGATCGGCAACGGATCAACGCTTGTGAAGTCCCCATTAGCCGCAAACTTTACCGACGTAATTGCGGTAATGGGGATTTCATGCGGTATCAATTCGTCACTTGCCGCGCCGTCCCAAACTTCCGTATATGACGCTTCCTTGATCGCAAAATCACAGAATGCCCGTACTTGCTCGCTCGCCGTATCCGCCATTAATTCTAGCGCGACAATTTGTTGCGCGGTTAGCTTCGGCGTCGCCGTAATGTCGTCAACGCCGAACATGAATTTTGAAATGATCGGTTCCGCAAGCAAGTTGAGCGGATCAAGGTTTAGCGCCATGGATATTACCCCTTCGCGGCTTGCGCTTCGGCTTGAGCTTTCGCCTTCGCCTCCGCCGCCTTTTGTTTGGCTTCGACGTCGTTCTTGGCCTTGTCCGCCGCATCGGCTTTCTCCGCGTCGGCTTTCGCTTCGGCGGCAATTCTGGCTGTATCGGCGTCGCGGATTTTCTTCGCGGCGGCGGCTTCCGCCTTCATCTTGGCCTCGGCTTCGTCAACTGCCTTTTGTTCGGCTTCGCGGGTTTTTGCATTGGCCTTGTCTTCGGCTTCGGCTTTCGCGGCGAGCGCGTCGGCGTTGGCTTTCTCTTTCTCAGCGGCGGCGGCTTCGTCGGCAAGTTGCTTGCGCGTCTTAGCCCAACCCGGACGGTCTTTCTTCAAATCGACGTCGTACACTTTGCCGGCCGGAACCTCTTTCACGGCGGCGAATTCGTCGCCGTCAACAAGCCAAATGCTTTCAAGTTTGAAGTAACCGAGGTCAATGAGCCTTTGAATTTCGGCGTCCGTAACATCAAACGGCTTGCCTTCGTCGATGACAAGAACCGCCTCCGGATCGGGACGCTTGATTTCGGTTACGACGCGCCGGCCGCGTCCGTCTTTTACAACAAGGGTTTTCATATCTTTCGCTCCGTTAAAGGGAAAAGGGTTTCCCAACAATACATTGGGAAACCCTTCCAGGCAATTCAGTTTCCGTTATTGCGCGACGTTGTACGCAATCACCGCCGACTTTTCGCCCGGCGTCGATTGGGGAACGCCGCCGAAGGTAAAACGCTCTTTCGCGGTCAAGAGCATTTTGTCTTGGTTCGCGAGGGAAGGCGTCGCCCAAATTTTCACCGGAGCGCGTTGACCGATGACGAAACGGGATTTCTTCACAAGCAGAACGGACGTTTTCGTTGCGCCGCCAGCGTAAACGCCGGTCGCGTTCACGTCTTCCCGAACCCATTCGGATTCGTAAGGCTCGACGCCGAAAATTTTCGGCATGTTGCCGGTAATCAGCGTCGCTTCCATGCCGAAGGTGTTCAGCGTCAAAAGCTCGGGAACGCCGCCGGTAACGATCCGGTTGGAAACCGCCGGTCCGACGATCCAAAGAAGGTCGCCCTTGTCGTTCGTCATCTTGCCGGCTTTCAGCAAGAGGTTAGCGAACGTGTCGCGGTCAACGATCGCCGCGAGGTTGTCAACGATGTTGCCCGCGCCGGCCGCGATTGCGCGCTTACGAAGCCCTTTGAAGGCTTTGTTAAAGAGCGTAGCCGCGCCGCCGGCAACGTCCGAATCCATATGACCGTCGCCTTGAACGGACGTCGTAATGGTATCGTCGCCGTTGATAATCGCGTCTTCCTTGGAGCGCCGAACGCCAAGCAAGACTTCCTTGCGGAGCCGGTCGAACGAACCGGATTGCGGAACCATGTCTTGCATGAGGTCTTCGGTAATGTCCGTATGGCAAACGCAATCTTGCGCCGTATACGTGTAGTTACCGGAGGTATTGTATTGCGCGGTGAAAGTGTCCGTATCGAGTTGCAGCTTGCCTTTGAGGCGAGCCGTCGCGCCGGGAACCTTTTCCGTCAAGCTCATCATGGGGATTTGCTCGAAATACTTTTCAATCGCCGGCTCAATTTCGTATTCCTCGAAAAAGAACCGCGTGTTCAGCGTAGGAACCCAATCGGAAAACCCGGAAAGGGAAAACGCTTTCAGTTTCGGCTCAAGAACCGCCATGAAGTAAGGCGTCTTGTCAATCGGCGTCGGCATTTTCGTGCGTTGCGCGATGAGTTGTTGCTGAATGAGGCAGTTGTGAAAGTCTTTCTTCAATTCCAGCATGACCATGCGAAGCTCATCGGGAACCGCATGGTTTTTCTTGCCGAAGTTGATCGAAACTTTCACTTCATGCTTATTGTAATGCTCGCCGTCGTCGGAGCCGCATCCAAGGACTTCCAGAATGGACTTGCGACCGTAAAGAGCGGGAACCGATTGAAGGTGTTTGCCGATCGTTTTGCCGATCGCAAACGAATTGACGCCGGTTCCGCCAAGCGCCAAGTCGATTTCCCCGCCACGGCTCCCGTTGCTGGAGCCAACCGATTTAACGGCGAGGTTGAGTTTTTCCAAGACTTTCATGTTCGTTCCTTCCTTAAAGTTTGTTGGCTTTTCCAGCTATCAAAATCTAAACCGTGGCGGGTTTAGGCTTTCGGAGTTTCCAGTTCGATCACGCCGCGCTTGACAAGATCGTCCACAAGCTCGCCGGCTTTCTTTTCGATTTCATTCTTTTCGTCGGTAACGGTTTTGAGGTCGGCTTGCAGCTTGGCGACTTCCGTTTTCAGTTTCTTGCTTTCTTCCTTCGCGGCGGTCGCGTCGGCGGCGGCGCCGTCGCCTTCGGCGTTGCCTTCATCGTTCACGGCTTGTTCAAGAGCCGCGACGGAATCCTTGAGCGCCTTGAGCGCATCCATAACCTTGCTCATGTCCTTCGCCATTTTCGCGATGTTGTTGACGAAGGCTTCCGCGTCCGAACCTTTCAGCGTAATTTCCATGTTCCCCGAACCTCCCTTAAAGTTTTTTGCGCCAGGTCCGACGTTAGTTAAAAGTGAACCCTGTTGCATTGGAACCGACACAATAGAAATTTCCAGCAACTCAACCTCAGTATAACGAAGAATATCATTTTCTTCGTCATATTCCATGTTGAGCGGAAGAAAACCGACACTAGATGCGCGCAAGATATCTTGAGCCAAGAGCGAGCGCGCTTGAATTTGGACGTCCGTAAGGCAAGGGTACATGCCCGGCCGACCAATTACCGCCTTGTACCAAAGCCCGGTATCCTGAACCTTGAAATCCGTACAAGAGCCGATCGGCCAATTGTGATTGTGATTGAAAAGAATGATTGGATTCTTTTCAAAGTTATCCATTTTCCATGCGGACGAAACGATTTGCTCCCGCCCCCGGTCCGGATCAATCGCGTTGGCGGCTCCCTCGATTGTGATTTCATCCGTTTCGGTAATCGCCTTCGCGACGATCCGTTTGAACGTTGCTTTCCAGTCTTGCGGGTTGGCGTACTTTTCCGCAATCCGTTCCCAAACCGTCGCCGGCATGCGCTTCATTGCTTGGCGCTTAACCATAGTAATGATTTCATCGCGGGGACCGCGAATGATTGCGCCCTCGAATAGTTTAAAGATCATCCTTTACCAACCATTTTCAGCTTGAAATTTTGTGGCGCGAAGCAACCAAGAGCGAAATTCTTCGACGGTCATGTTGTTTTTCGCATAATTGCATACTTGACAACATGAAACGACGTTACTCCGAGTATATCCTAAACCGTTGTCGAGTCTATCAATACCGTTTTTAATTATTTCATGTCGGCCGGAAATGGACGTTTCCGGCTTCGTCCCACAATAGTAACAGTTTCCCCCAATCAAGAAAATGAATTCCTCTTTCGATAAATTAAAATCGTATCCCTTCTTCTTTGCGCTAGTTACCGTTAAGCCCATTCGTCAACATCCCAAATCAAATCGCAACGGCAATTGATAACGTCTTCGGGCTCGCCGTTTTCGTCTTTTGGGTAACGGAGGTATTCCTTTCCGTTTATTTCAAACGGCATGTTTGGTACTTCGTCAGCGTTCCCGCTCACTGTTTTACCGTCCAAAGCAGAGTGATCTTCCCGCGTAAATTGATCGTCTACCGCAATCCAAGATTTAGTGCTTTTCTTCGCGACGCTTGCGAGGTCATGCCCGAATTGATGATTCGCCGATGCGACCGCCGAAGCGTATTCGTTGCGTACAATTGTCTTCGCTTGTCCTTCGTAAAACTCATCGAATTTCTTACGGACGGCAACCGCAACGTCATCAAAATTCGCATCGGTCGCCAACTCATCGGCGATGAATTTATGGATACGTTCCATGTTACCTTCGGAGTAACCTTCAAACGACGTTTCGGCGTTCTTGAAAGCAACTCCAGCCAGTACCCTTTTGCCGCGTTCTTTGAGCCCTTCAAGCTTCGCGGAACGGTCTTCCGTATCCTTCGTTTTCAAAGCTCGGAACGACTTCGTATTTTTGAGCCTAGCAATGTTGTAATCGTAAGCCTTCATCATGCCGGGCATGAGCAAATCAACCAAGCCGTCGCAAAACAGTTTCTTGCGTCCCTGAATGATTTCCTTTGCTTTTGAAATGTCTTTCATGTTGGCAATCATAATGTCTTCCCAACGGCCAAACTCGCGTTGGAAATAGTTGTCAACCCGCGTTGACGGCTCTTGGTTTGCGCCAAGCTCCGACTTGACGCTTGAAAGCATGACGACGGGAGCCGGCGTAACCTCGGTTACGTCCTTGGCGGCGTCGGGGGACGGCGGAGCTTCGGCGGGAGCGGTTGCCGGCGGACCGACTGGAGCGGCGGCGGGAAGCGCGGCGAAGAATGTCTTGCCAACGTCCCCCATGATCGCTTCCGCGTTGGCCGGCGTCGTACCGAAAATTTCGATAATGATGCGTATGCCGGTATCGCGAGGAATGATCTTGGCGGCGACTTGGTTGACGATACCGAGTACCGACGTAACTTGCGCCCCTTGTTGCGTCGGCGCAACCATTTCGACTTCAAACATATCGCCAAGGCGCGCAATCGGATCGAAGCCCAAATGTTGCCGACGTTCGTTGATCGGCGAAACGCCTTTAAGCTTGGCGTCCGCCTCCAGCGTTAAATCCCAATCGTCAAGATATTCGACGTGGGAGTTGTCAAACGAAAGCGTATACCGATCGTCAAGCTGAAACCGTTTCCACAAAGACGAACCGGCGATTGCCGCGCAATAAATTTCTTGCAACGGGAGAATCGTCATTTTCCAAAAGTGTTCCATTTCAGCATGGGCGGTCGCCCTATTCGACGGAGCCGAAAGCCCAAGTACGATATCCGTTACGCCGGTTGCGGCTCGGAACATCGTTTCATTGCCCTTGATAATTTCGACAAGTTGCATGTCGGAAAACTTGGAGCCTTGAGCCGCCCATTTCGCGCCCTTCGGCAAAATCTTGTCGCCATGCGCGTTACGCCGTCCGCCGATCGCATTCATGATCGTCTTGGCGAACCGCGTCAATTGATCGGCGTTCGTTTGATCGGTTTCGATGATACCGGCGGTATGCCCGCCGCGAAGGAAGAAACCGATAATGTACTCGCGGGCGTACTTGTCGATGAGCGTTGGGAGGTTGATCGCAATGAGCGGCGACATTCCGAAATGCGGCGAATACGGATTCGGCATTTTGAAATGCAAAACTTCATCCGGCGAAAGCGTTAAGAGCGAATCGGTATTGTCGTTAAGATCCCCGCAATTATCCGTAATCGTATAATTTTGGATTTGTCCCTTGTCAAACTTGATATCGACGCGCTCCGCCGGGAGGCGTTTCTTGTCCTTCAAATCAGGCGACAACCAAGCATAGGCGTTGCCGGTTGCCATCATGTCGATAATCGTATTGGACGCAAAGAACGATTTGTTTTCTTTACCGGCGTTCGCCATGAAATCCAAGATCGGATGCTTGTAAATCGTCGTTTCGTCGCCGTTGGGCGAAGTCAAATTCAATACAAGGTTGGCTTTCATGAATTGGCGAGAAATGGCGTTCAACGCGAAGTTGATCCAAGGTTCCCGAGCGTATGCCGCCTTGAGAATCCGAATGGTCGGAACGAAATTGAATTCGTCCTGATACCCGGCGGTAATGCCGCCGCTTTGGATCGCTTGGTAATGCGTCCAGTCGAACGATTTTTCTAACGGGTTTTCCGGGTAATGCTTGTAACTCCCGTCGTCGTCAACCCGGACGACGGTTTTAGCTTTCCGCTTGAACCAATTGAACGCCATTTGTTGAACCTCAGAGGTTAATAATTCGTACAATAAACCGTTGCGGTACAATCGCCCGTAGCGTCAAGATACGTGCAAGATTGGGTTTGGTCATCCGATAAAACCGAATTTTGCAATGCGACGCCAAGCGAGTTTTCGCAACCTCCGCCCATGGCAACCTCGCCGGCATTGCAAGCGGCGGTACAGGTCGCCGACGTTGCAACCGGCGTTCCGGTCCGGCGAGTGTAACCATGATGAACGTTGCCGCCGGCTCCGCCCGCATCGGTGATATGAACGGCGCCGTTGACGTCAAGCTTTGTCGCCGGGCTCGCGGTTCCAATGCCCATGTCGCCCGCCGCCGTAATCCGCATGCGTTCGACGTTCGACGTACCAAACCACATTGGAGTTGAATCAATCGTTGTTTGCGCCCACCAAAGGGAATTTGAATTGATGATACCCCGATGGACGCCATTCGTATAGAAATCGAAGTTGGCGTTAGTGTCGGTTGACGACGCAATCCGGAGCGTCGAAGTACCGGAAGCATGAACCTCAAGTTGCGCGGCCGGCGTCGTAGTGCCAAGACCGACGTTGCCAGTAGGATCAATGACGAAACGGTATTGACCAACATTATTGTCATAAATCATATAGCCGCCGGGAACGCCGTCCGACGTTTGGCCGCTAATCATTTTGTATGTATGCGCGATGCTATTCCCGTTGTCGTTTCCAAACCAAATTTGGGGACCATAGTTTGCGCTAGAATTCTTGAGCGAAATGACGCCTTGCCCGGTCGTTACGTCGGCGCTTCCGCCGTCAACCGCGACTTGCGCGGCCGGCGACGTCGTTCCGACGCCAACGTTTCCGCTGAAAGATGCAACCCCATCGACTTCCAGTTTCACGCCGCTTGTTGCGGTATCGGAGCCGCCAATCTTGAGCGCGCCGCCCATATA